GCTCATAGAATCTCCAGAAATGAAAAAGCCCCGCATGGCGGGGCTTCGTAAACAAAATCAACTCAGGTATCAGAGGGAAAGCGAGCTCACCTGGCTGCTCGGGGATGCCTCATGGATTCGGGTTGCGCAGGCCAATCTATTTCAGACGGGAATCCCGGCTGATCCTCAATGCGGTTGAGATCAACGCGATAGGCTTTCCATTCAAGCAAAGCAGCCTGCTCAGCCTCTGTAGCTGTCCCCAGATCCACCGCATCCTGCAAAGGCGCTATCCGCAGACCGGCTTCGTAAAGGAGGCCGTCACGCTCGCCCAACACACGATCAATAGCTGCAACAGCCTGCGCCTCAGAGTCCAACAGCCAAGCACCGTCTTTCCATACATGATGCACGCCGGGCCAAGGCAGATGCGTGAGCCCCTCCGGTAATTCGCCCACCTCGTTCCATGCTTGATCCTTTCCCGTGCTTGTGTCGTATGCCGTGCCTCGGCGGTCCACTATTTGCTCAAGCTTTTGATCCCGATATACCCACACATAGCCCTCAGGAGGCAACGGGAGTTCGGTTTCAAGCGACAGCGCGTTTCCCGGTAACTGGGCGCCTAATCCGGGTACCACAGGGAGCTCGACCGGACCACTACACACGGACGAGGTGTCGAGAAGGTAGATAAACATGCTCACCTCAAATTAGCTTGATTCGCCCCGGATAGGCGATGTTTCGAGGACGCGTTTCTGTGCCACCGGACGCGTTGCTGGCAACCGTTCCGGTGCCGTAGAAAGATTCGTCCCCATAGACAGCGTTCCCGAGCACCCCGGAACTACGGTCGAGGTTGAATTCCATAAGGTGGTTGTGGGACTGAATATCGAAGCCTTGATAACTGCCGGCCACACGACCGGCATCGACTCCTCTTCCCTCATCGTGAATTCGAAGGAACTCCCCACGAAATTCAGGCCCCCGGAACGTTGACTTTCCGTCTCCCGCTCCCCAGAAGCCTTCAGTCCCTTCCGCAGCGCCATCAGCCAAAATGCCGGACAGCCTTGCGTGGTCCCAAAGCCATGGCCATTCTGAACGTTTGTACTGCGCACCATTTGGCGGGCCGTAGCCACCCGGAGGAAACGCAAGAGTTGTCTCCATTACAGGCCTTCCGACGGGCGTGCTGTCGTAACGACCGATCAGCCACCAGCTACCTCGACCATCGCTGCGCAGATGCCACCAGTCGCCCGCCCCCATCAGCACGAAAAATGGATACCCTGCAGGGTTCAGGTGCGTGTGAAACATCACCCGGTCGCCCGCGTAAGCTTTGATCTCAAGCCGATTGCCACTGTTGTCGACACGCTGCAGCAGCACGTCAGCCGTAGCGACAGACTTCGAAGACGGAAGACTGATCTCACGGTTGCCTTCACCCGCATCGATCAAGACAAGCCCCATCTCCTTGCGGGTTAGCGCCCTTGAGGTTTCGACCCTGAAAATGCGGGTGGCCAGTTCCCCCAGGATCCTGATGCGGGTCCGGTCGACGTACTCTCTTGTTGCAAGCACGACGCTGGGGTCGATCTTTAGCTCGACGTTGCTGGAGTTGCTGACTTGTATGTTGAGTCGGATGACTTGGGTACGTCCCGAACCCTGCGCCAAGAGCGGCTTGAACGACGGTGCGCAATTGGCAATTGCGATTAGATCGCCGTCCGCGTCGTATAGCCCAATCTCGCGTATCCACCAGCCTCCGACTTCAGCAGGAATGACTTGCTCGGCAATGATAATTGCCGTGTTGGCAGGATCAACTTTCAACTCGTTGAGCGGCGCCCGTCGTTGCTCGTTAATCAGCGCCGTCTGCTCGGGCAACGGTACGAATTCTTTTTCGTTGGCATCCCCGACGCCCATTTCCGTTATTTTCCACGGCACACCCAGCGCGTCTGCGTTGGCCTGCTTTGCCGCACCTACGTTGGTGAGGATCGCAAAGAACTGCGAATTCTGATCAGTCATGCGTATACATCCATGCAGTCAATTGTTGTGTCCCGCCCGCCCATGCCAAAGCTGCCCTGGACTTCAATATCTGCGAGCGCCGGTGGGTAGATGTCGAGCTCATCACCGTCATACTGGCAGGCGGCCAGAGTAAAGCTGCCGGCGGTTTCCAGGCTGATCGCAAGGCCCGTCAGATGCCGCGATAGGGGCTTGGCGTCATCGATGAGCCAGATCAGCTCCTGATACATCTCTTCCGTAATGCCGGTATCGAGCACGCCGACCTTTAACGCGAACGTCCCAGGCACGCCCTCCGGGCTGCTTTCCCACCACTCCACCACCTCAATTAAGTAGCCCAGTGGTTCAACGACGCGGCGCAGTGCCCCGATGGTGCCCTTGTGCGCATGGACGTAGAACGAAGACCGGATCGCCGCCCGCTTGGCGCCATCGGTCCACTCTTCGCTCCAGCGGTCGACCGAGCACTCCCACGCCAGGAACGGCAGCAATGCGGCTGGGCAGGTGTCCGGGTTGTAGATCGAGCGCAGCGGTACCGGGGTGATGTCATCGGTGGCATCCTCGATCGCGCGCTCCAGTCGCGTGCTGTTGAGGGGTAAGAGACTTGTAATGTCATGCCCCCAGTTTTACGTCATAGGCGGTGCAGTACGCGGCCTGGACCTGGGTCGGTTTGATGTCGTCCCAGTCGACCAGCTCGACACGCCGCACGCCGGTAATGTGCAGTTGCGCATCAATGGCCGACCGCGCGATCTCCACGCCCAGCCGACGGCGCGGGTTGACCCACGCCGAGAGCCGCTTGCGGCATTCGGCCAGGATGGCTTCGTTCTCCGACCCACTGCCGACGGGGTGAATGACCGCGTCGATGGTGTACGGCAGCACCTCGGCGCTCTGCACCGTGAGCCGGTCACCGATGGGTCGCAGGTCCTCATCGCTCAGGTAAGCCTGAACATGGGCGAGCAACTCAGGCGTCGCGATGCCATCGCCCTGCAGTTGCTGAATCGTGACCACTGCTACTGCAGGTGACGGGCTGATGGCCGTCGCATCGGCCACCAGCGCGGAGGCGTTACGGGCATGCAGGATGTAGCTACTGCGTGACCCCGCCGTGGTGAGCCCTTCCCAGCGCATCTGGATGCGCTCGCGCAGGGCGTCGTCTTCCTCGAGTACTTCCGCCGTCGGCGGTACCGCCGTCAGATCCTCGGGCTGGATGACCAGGCGCTTCAGATTGACCCTTGCCGCCAGTTGCTCCAGATCGGCGCGCCTCGCATACGGCAGAAGCAATGCCTTGGCGGCGTCGTTGACTCGCGCTCTGTTGGCCATCTTGCGATACGCCGCAACTTCCAGCAGCTTGACCACCGGGTCGCTTTCCAGCGGCGCCGTCCAGTTGTCGCCCATCAGCAACCGAAACCGCGCAAGCTCTTCGGCGTAGATGTCCTCGAAATCCAGCGGCTCCAGTACATCGGGTACGGACAGGCCTGAAAGATCGACAATGTTCATGCGGCGACCTCCAGCAGTACGCGCTCGCTTTCGTATTCTGCGGTAAGCCGAAAAGAGATTTTGCCGCCGACCACCGCCACGGCCTGGATGCTGGAAATCACAACCCGAGGCTCATACCGACCCAGCGCCCGGGCGGCCTCAGCCTGAACCGCGCCTTTCCAGCCCTCGGTCACGGGCAAATCGACGTAGCGCCGCAGCGCGCTGCCGTACTCGGGCCGCATGCGACGGGAGCCGAGCGGCGTCGAGAGGATGTCGCCGATGGACTGACGCAGATGAGCAAGACCGGTCAGAGGCTTGCCGGTGACGCGGTCCATTCCGATCATCAATCAGTCCTCCTGCAGACCTATCAGATCCGGATGCCCACTGAGGTATTGCAGTTGGGCATCGGTGGTGGCGACCGCACGGCCCTTGGCTACGGCAATGGTGCTGCCGTCCGGCGTGACCAGCGTGCGCGACATGTACAGCGTGTCGCGGAACACATGGGTGGTTTCGGCGGGCTTTGTATCGGGACCTGCTGCAGCAGTCGGTTCATCCACCGCACCCAGCGTTTGAAGATTGACCGTTGCCGTGCTTGGCTCAGCCCGTGATTTGCTCATAAGGGGATTCTCCAGGTACAAAAAAGGCCGTACTCGACGGGCTGGTGTTTGTGTAAATCAGTGGACGTGGTTAGGCGTGTTGCCACCGGCATCGATGATCATGCCGAGCCCCGTTATATCGCCGGAGACCGTCAGGGGGCCGGCGATCTCAGTGGGCCCAGCCAGCTTGATCGACCCTGAGGTGATCGTGACCCCACCGTCTGATACAACGATGGTCGACCCGCCCACCTTGATCGTGCCGGTACCGGTCGGCAGAGTGATGTCGTACGTGCTGGCCTCCCAGTCATAAACCAGTGAGCCGCCATCATCGAACCGCCAGACCTCGACGTGATCACGGTTATCTGGCTGCGGATAGGTGTCGCTGTAAAGCCCGGCGATGAAGCGCCCAAGACCAGGTTGCCCGTGGGGGCAAAGCAGGCTCCCCTTCTCGTTGATGCTCGGCGCGCGCCAATGCCGGGCCTTGCCTGCGGCCTGACTGTGCCAACGCACCCATGGGCTCACCCAGCCGCGGGAGTCGATTCGCACTTTCCCCTCGACGGTGTCGACAGCCACCACATGGCCGGGCATCAGCATGGCGCCGATCATTCTGTCGTGCTCAGCGAGGGCTTCGCGGCTCATACAATTCCGACCTCGATTTCGACCTGATCAGGGTCCAGCTCAGGTTCCAGGAAAGCCGGCGCCGTATCAGGCCAGGGCCATTGTTCCTCACCCAGGTTGATCTCCTGAGTCCACTCAACTTTCCAGACGGTGTAGCCATCGAGCTCCGGCCGGCTCCAGTCAGGCCCGGCCTGCACAAACTCGGCTGCATCGACGTGATCAAGGTCCCAGTACTGGGCCCGAAGCATTACGGCGAGTTGAGTGGCCAGATGTGCGGCCTGCTGGTGATGCCCGGCCTGTTCGGCGGCGACGATCACATAGCCATCCATTCGGCAGACTAAGGGGACTTCTCCGGTACCGGGATCGTGCCCCGGCTCCACCTCGCCAAGTTCGAGCAGCAGCGCGGGGAGCTGGACCCGATCCCTAATGTCCGGCCATACCGCCACGGTCTGGAACCCGGACATCTGCTCGCGGATCTGCTCCTCAACAGCGGTCATGAACCTGCTAAGCGTGAGCGGTTGCTCATCAGCCGACGGTTCGTCGCAGGTATTTTTGCAGTTCAAAATTCAGCTCCTGTTTGAGAATGTGCAGCAAGCGTTCGTCAGCTCGCCGTGCCCAGCCATCGAACAGCGCTCTGGCGTCCTCGATCGCGACCTTCGCCTTGGCCAGCGGGAAGCGGTTGTCGTTCTCGGCTACCCAGCCAGAGCTGACGCCGGCGACAGCAGAGACGTCGCTCTCCGGGTAATCCCGCGCGTTGAACTGCTTGCTGGCAGTGCGAATCCAGATGTCCGGACGGTTGCCGTAGACCTTCTTGTAGAACGCCCCCTTGTAGCGCCGTCGCCCGACTGACACGCCCGACGCGGTCTGGCGCGCCCGGCCGGTGCGGCTGGATTCGATGGGGTTGAGCCCGAACCACAATTTCCCCTGCGTGCTGCCAGCCTTGACCGAATACGCTCGCAGACGCTGCCGCACCGCGCGCATGGCGATGCCTTCTTTGCGGCCAACCTCACGGGCGATGTGGGTGCGCAACCAGCCCAGCGTTTTGTTGATCGCGCGCCGCTGGGCATTGGCGGCGGCTTTCGGCACCAGCTGGGCAAAGTCGGTGAAGGCCTTGAGGTCGGCCGTCGAGGGCTGAATGGTGATGAGCCCACTGCTGGCCGACGTTTTGTAGAACGAACCGATACTCATGGCTTGAGCCTCAAGACGAGAGCGACAAGACCGGCGCCGTCAGGCTCCAGTCGCACAATGATGTACTCGCCGCCGCCGTCCAGTTTGGGCAGGTCGATCGTGAGGCCTTGGCCTTGATCCACCTCCCCGGCATCCGCTGTGCGCATCACGAAGCTCGGCTCGCGAAGCCCCGTGTTCAGCTTCCCGAACTGAGGCTGCAGCCAGGGCGCGGCGAACATACCGAGCACCGGTCGGCCCTCAATCACGGCGGTGTCAGCCAGCGTGTTGAAGACGGTGTCATCAACCTCTGCCACCAGGTCTCGAAAGCCCATGATCAAAGGGTCAGCCGGATGACTGCGCGCGGACGTGTGCAAAGGTGCAGCGGGTTGGACTGCGCCTCGCCGTCGACACCCTTGCCGAAAGGCATAAGCTCCATCTTGCTGTAATACGGAATGCCCAGCGTGTTGACGGTCTCCATGTAGTCCGCCGGTGCGAAGGCGGACTTGAACAGCTCCGGCACACCCTCCGGCACCAGCTGCGCCTCGTCGTCAGCGATGAAAGCGACCCCGGCCACTTTGCCGCGATAGCGCTCCCATGTGACGCCGCCGAAATCAAATGACTCTCGACCGTCACCGCGCAAGGCTGCGGCCTGAAGCGTCGCCTTGTACGTATCGACCACCGATGAGTGAGCAATGAGCTTCGACCAGAACGTTTTGCCACAAAGACCTCGCGAGCCGCTGCTGGTCACGCTGCCCAGCGCATCCTCCTGCATGTCGAGCGCCTCAACACACTTGACCTGAACCAACGTCTCGGGGTTAGCGAACTCCATGGACATGCTTTGGCGCTGCACACCGAAGCGCGCGTAAATGTCGAGAAGGACCGTGCTGCCGTCTGCATCAAGGACCTGGCCCTTGATCGCCCCCATGCGTTGAAACTCATGGGTAACGTCCAGCTGACGTCTGGCCTTGGCGAGCCGCTTGTTCACCACGTCCTGTACCGCCTGCAATTCCCCCTGAGTGCCGAACGCGCGGATGCCTTGAATCTCATCTGCCTTGATGCTGAACCGCTGCGGCAAGTGCACGGTGTTGAACGGAATGAGTACCCGCTTGCTACCGCCCACTACCAAGCCGGACGTACCGCGCTCGCCGGCCGGCACCAGCGCCAGCGTGTCGCCGTCCTTCTCGATCTGAATCGTAAGGGTGGTCACGCCCTCCTCTTCGAACAAACCCATGCTAGAGATGCGACCCGGCAGATATTCCTGCTCGTTGATGGCGGTGGTGAGGCTTGAGACGCTGAACGCGTCATCTTCAAAGATGCCGATGTCGGCCATGGAATGACTCCAGAAAAAACAAACCCCGCACTGGGCGGGGTCGGGACGTTGGGGGATCGTCTCAGCGGACGATGATGAACCGGGCGGAAAGCGCCTTCTCGGCGTCCGTATCCAGGCCGGTCAGATGCGCCTCGCTGACCTCGGCCAAACGGACAACCGCGCGGCCTCGACGCATGGTGTCGGATTGACCGAGCGGGCCGAACAGGATGCAGGCGGCATTTTCGGTACCGTCTTCGGCAGCGGGATCGTACGGGGCGAATTCGCCGCTGGCAGTGATCAGGCCAAGGAGCTGTCCAGGCGCAAGTGCCGCCCCCGCCGCGACATTGATCGCCTCGCGTGAAATCTGGCCGTTGCCTTCCGAGAGCAGGAATTCACCGGCGTGTATCGCTTCTTGTTTGATGTTCATTGTCTGGCTCCAGATGCCTTGGTTCGCTGATGTTGGGTGCCGCGCCTTGCGGCCCAGATACCGCCCGGATCGGGCTGCCTGGCCGTGGGCTTAACGACGTTGTCTGGCTCTAGCGGCAAGCTGTTGTCGATCTCAAAACCACCTTTGCCGGTGAGCTTGTCGAACAGTCGTGCGCGCACTGCCTGCGGGTCCAGGTCATCACGCACGAAGCCCTCGACCAGCTCAGGCAAGCGGGCGGCTACACACAGGTCCCGCACCGATTTTGCTTTGGTCAGTGCTGCCTGCACGGTGGCTTCGTCTGCCAGCTTGGTGAGGCTGATCAGTGGCTCGATGAGGTTGCTTATCCCGGCCGCCGTACAGCCTTGGGTAATCATCAGCGCCAACGTGGAAGACTGGTTCTCCGGCGGTGGTGCTGGAGGCTCCTTAGGAGCTGTCGGTTCAGGCGGATCGGTGGCGTCGTCGAGTTGGGCAAGCAGGGCTATTGGCGCGCGTTGGTAGCGTTGCAGCACAGCCCCTTCGCCGATGCAGGCTTTGACCTCGATTCCGTTGCCGATCTCGTCGGCCAGCCCCAGCGCCACCGCTTCGGCAGCAGTCAGCCAGGTCTCCGCATTGACCAGCCGCCGCAGCTCTTCCTCGTCGATGTTTGGCGCTTTGGCCTTGTAGGCTGAAATGATGACCTCGAACGTCTGGTCCAGCACGTCAGCGACCCGTCGCAGCGACTCGGCGTCGCCACTGGAATACGTCCACGGGTTGTGGATCATCATCATGGCGTTAGCTGCGATCACCACCTTGTGCGCACCGCAGGCGGCAACACTGGCTGCGCTTGCGGCCAGGGCGTCGATTCGGGCAGTGCATCGCTCGCCCAGACGCGACAGCGTGTTGTGCATGGCCAGGCCATCAAAGAGATCTCCGCCGATGCTATTGAAGGCCACCATCACGGGTGATGCACCGTCGTCCAGCGCTCGCAGATCCTGCACGAACTGGCTGGCCGTGATGCCCCAGCCGCCGATCTCGCCGTAGACATAAACCTCAATGCCGGGCGTCTCCGCCTCTGCGCTGGCCCGCAGGAAATACCAGCTCTTCGCCGAGACAGGCAGTTGCTTGCCCGCGCTGTCGTAAATCGTTGGAGCAGTCTTTTTGCTCATGGTTGATCCTTGTCGTCCGTTGATTCGAACGTGTTCAGCGTTCTGTAATTGAGGCCCAGCGACTGCGCCCTGAGCTGGTCTGCGGCGTTCTCGGCATCGACGGTTTCCGCGTCGTAACCGGTGCGCAGCACCATCTCGCTGCGCGAGCCGAAACCCGCGTTCACTTCGAGCATGCGTGACTGCACGTCTTGCACCGGGTGGATGTACGCCCAGCCTTGCGGAACCCAGCGGGTGCGCAGGTACTCACGGCGGCGTTGCGCGTAGTCCGGCAACGCCAGCGCGCCGGAGAGCACGGCCATGTCCATCCATGCCGCGCGCACCGGCCGGCATAGCTGGTGGACATAGACGCTGAACTGCAGCTGTTCGAGCCGCCGACGAAACTCGTTGAGGACTACGCGTAGCGCTCGGTCGTTGACGTCGCGCATGTCGCCAGTCAGCAGCTCATAGGGCGTACCGCTGCCGGCCGCTGCGGCCATCAGTTGCTGCCGCATGAAATCCGGGTAGTTGTTGCCGGCATCGGGCGGTTTCGAAAACTCCACCTCCTCGCCCGGCCCGAGCTCCTGCATGGTGCCGGGCTCCAGCGCCACCATCGGCGTGAAGCCGTCGGCATCGGTGTTCAGCAACTGTCCGGTGACTGGGTCGCGTGGGACCTGTACCGCGTCTGGTGCAGGCCGGCTGATGAAACCGGCGAAGAGGTTCGCGACCTCTTGCCGGAACAGCACCGCGTCGTCGTAGTTGTCGAGACTGCGCAGGCGCTTGAGCACCGGTGACAGCCGTGGCAAACCCCGAAGCTGGCCGGGCTCGACCGGTTCGAAAATGTGCAGCACCTGGCTGGCCGGGACGCGCACCAGTTGGTTGTAACCGCTGTTCAGGCCCTGGCTTTCGCGCGGGTGTGATCGGTACATCCAGTACGCCACTCTCTTGCCGGACGGCTCAAATTCGATACCCGCTCTGATCGAGTTGCCGTTGCCGGTCAGCTCGAACTTGTCGTGCGGCACGAATTCGGGCGCCAGGATCTGCAGCTGGATCGGCACGGCCAACCCTTCGTCGAGGCTCCGGGGCCGGAGTCGCACAAAGCATTCGCCGGCCGTTTCGACCGTGCGCGCAATGAGGGCCTGCTGCCCGTAGAAATCCGTCAGCCCGTCTGCATCCGATTCCTCGACCCAATCCACCCACAACTCCTGGAGCAACTTGCGCAAGTCCGGGTCATCCGTTCTCGGCCTTGGGTTGATGCCCGTCCCGATGAGGTTGCTGACGCGCTTGTCGATGGTGTTGAAGGCGTACGGGTCATTGCGCACCGCTGCTCGGGACCGGCTGCGAAGATTGCGCAGCGCGGGCATCATCAGGCTGTTGACGCTGCCATCTGGTGCCGTCCAACTGGCCGAACGACGGCCCTCACCAGCGCCGTCATAGCTGGCCTTGATGCGCTCTGGCAGCAGGAACCCGTTGCGGCTTAGCGTCGGGTAACGTGCCATCAGAGCCCCTTGCCGCTGTGATACATCCGGTAGACCCGCGAACGAGGCCGGCCACTGCTGGCGAGCGAGGTGCGGATCTCCTCGCGGGCCTTGAGCAGCTCGTCGACGGTGCGGTACTCCACGGTGCGGTCGGTGTAGCGGACGGTTTTCTCGCCACGAGCAATCGCCGCCTCTACAGCTTCGAGGTGCTTTTGGGTGAATGACATAGGGGTGAGTGTCTCTCTTGAGCGCGCAGGCAAGATAATGTAAAAGGCCGTCAGCCGAAGTTTTGGTGTCTTGATTGGATTTCTTGCCGGAAGCTCCCTCCCGCAAGTACGTGAGCGAGCGCCTCGGCGAGCTGATTCGTAGGGACATCAGGCAATCGCAATTGCCAATAAGTGCGAGCCCGGACCCAGTCCATACGCCCAGCCAACTGATCGGCGATCATGCGGCGAAGCTCATGCTGGAGCTCTGCGGCGGCTTTTACCATCTGCACGCGTTGTGCTTTATCTAAGGAGTTTTCCGACATGGCTGTTTCCAACATTGAAAAATTTGATGACATGGTCGGCAAGATGTTTGCCCAGCTCTATCTGAGTTTCCCCGTACCCCATGCGTTGCCCGCTGAGGACTTCATGGAAGCAGCGACTCGGCCCCACGATACTTACGAGATCGATTTGCCAACGGACGACGCCGAGTTTTTTATTGCGACTGCTCAGTGGCTTGTGAAAAGCGGTTTCATATATGGAACGCCAAGGCATTACACGCACGTTGAAGGTGCAGTGCTGACTGCCAAAGGCCTGGAAGTACTTCACGCAACTCCGAATAGTCTCGATACCGGTCCTTCGATAGGGGCAAGAATGGCTGATGCCGCCAAAGCAGGCGGCAAAGAAACGTTACGATCACTCGTGACTGAAGCGTTGAGCTTAGGCGTCAAGTTGGTCAGCCCGATTGTGGGGATCACCCCCTAATCAGCGTCGCTTCAGATAACCGCTTTGCGAGCTGCGGCGGGTTGAGGTCGTAGCGGCGCGACTCGGTTGTGCGACCGGCGCATCGGGTTGAGAGACCGC